TCCCGATATCTTTTAATTAAATCAAATTCTGTTCTATAAACTCCTTCGATATCAACATACGAACCGAAAAATCCACTGCTTAAATAATGGTCAACCCCGTCCTCATTATTAGGAGGAACGGGGGAAATTGTAGTATCTGATAATGGTTCGTTATCTTCAATCGAAAAACCAAATAGTTTCGCCATGATTTAAATAAAAATGTATACTGCTCCTTCTATTTATCCTTGAGCAGAATTGCTACCTGGCGCTTCAGGATACCAGAAGTTAATTTGGAATTCTACAGTGAATTCTTCAATGGTATCTGTGGTGTCGTAAGACAAATCAATAGCAGAGACGTTAGTTGGGAAAATGTCCTTGAACTTATACTGTGCTAGAACATTAGCATTTCCGCCAGTACCAGTTCCAGTTTCCCTTCCAACAACTGCTCTTCCAAGTTGAACAACAGTTGCGTCGGTCATGTAATCATTAGGATTAGTAAGACCACTGTGATCAGAATACTGACCAATGTTCTGCATCCATGCTTCAAATGCTCTTCTATACTGGAAGTCTTCGTCGTTAATGACGGTGATAGTCCAAGTATCGAAGGTTCTATCGCCAGCAACTTTCATGGTTCTACCACGGAAAGGAACTTCGATAGGTGAAATATTTGAAGCGGGTAGTGCAGCTGCCTTACATAAGAATGTAAACTTTTCTGCATCAAATTGTCCACCGCCGTCACCTTGAACTCCAAGATTTACTCCTGGGGGGAAACTTGGAAGTGTAACTTCAAATAGATTGGGGCGAGCGCCGCCGCCTGACAGTTTTGTCTTAAATTGAGAGAGACTTTTGAGAGTAGCCATTTTTTAATCCTCCTCTGTAGTTAGTTTATTATAAAGATCAAACAGTACCAACAACTTCTTCGAATGCAACACCAGTTCTAGTTGCAACGAATGTTAGAGTTACATAGTTAATAGACTTAGCTGGTTTCAGGAAGATGTCAGCTCTAAATTCATTGTTATCAATAACATCGGGAGTGTTATTTGTTTCGTCGCACTTGACGAAGAATCCATACAGACCTCTCTTTGCCTGAACATCACGTAAATATGGTTCAACAATGTTGACGAAGTTTGCTCTCGTAATCTCATCGTTGAGTTCGAAGAGTTGTGCCTGAGCAGTTCTTTCGAGTGCTTGCTCAACTGTCAGGAAGAGACGACGGACGTTAATTCTATCAAATGCGGATGCATATCCCAGAGCAGTCTTATCTCCAAAGAGAAGAATGCCAATACCTGGTTTGTTGATAACTGCGTTAATTCTCTGAGGATAGAGTTGGTCTCTCTGTGCTTTATTTGGATTGTATGCTAGTTTAATAGCATTATTCAAGATACCTCTTTGCTGTCCTGCTGGTGAGAACCAAGGATATGCGAAGATAGAAGTTCTTACGCAGAGACCAGCAACGTCAGCGTTACATGGGATGTAACGGAATCTGTTGTTAAATCTGTCAAAGGTGTACTTGTATCCAGCATCAAAAATTGCATATGATGAAGATGCAAGAGGTGCGAAGAACTCTAGGACATTATCAGTTTGAGTATCTGAATTTGTAATATCAATAACATCTGCACGATGTGGAGAAATTACTGCAACACAATCTTTTCTTGAATTAGCAATAGAAATTAGTTGATTTGCTTTTGCTTGTGATTCAAATTTGTTTCCTAATCCAGGACCCATGATTAAGTAATCAACTGCAATTTCGTCTCTGTTGGAGAAGAGATTGTATGAAGTGAACAAATCACCTAAGGTTGCGGTCATTCCACCGGAGTTGGAATAATCCTTTCCACCACTGAGATTATAAGTTACGTTTCCAAGCGCACTATAGGTTCTATCTTGGGCGTCTAAGTTCCACAGACCTTGTGCTGTTGTATTTGCGGTAAATCCAGCACTAAATCCGGTTGGAACTACATCCTCATTTGCGTTTAAGTCGTCTGATGGATTGTCTCCAACATAAACATACTTAGAGAATGTTGCAAGATAATTCTTCCACCAAATCTTTTGTGGAGAATTAACTGCAGAAATAGCATCAGTTGCCTTAGATAGTCCGATGAATTTTTCAAGTAAGTTTCCTTGAATACCAGTTACTGAACCAGTATCATCTACAACCACAATGTGAATTTCATCGCTCTTACCATTTCTATCAATAGAATACTGGGAAGTTCCTGGTTTAGGAGCAATTGATCTCCAGAAAATGCTTGTGTTGGTAAGACTTAGAGTTTGTTGATCGTACCAATCTAAAATTGGATTAGTTCCGGTATTAACTGTTACGCTTGTGGTAGCGACTCCAGCATTGGTTAGTACGTTAACCGTTAGTGAACCACCTGAAGTTGATGGTTTAAAGGATCTTAGTTGTGAAAGTTGAGCATATTCAACTTTAGTTTCAGTTCCTGCAGTATCTACGACAGAAACAACCTTTACCTGTAAAGTGCTTGCTCCGATTCCGGTAACGATGCCCTTAAGATATCCATTGAAAACTGAGGTGGTTCCAATGCCTGCAGCTGGAACATTGCTTAAAACTGTGGTTACTGCGTATCCAACTTGGGTGAGTGTTGTTGCAGCAGATCCAACATAAAGAATTTGGTCTGCTTTGTCGTCAATCACACATACCTTAAGATTGTTCGCCCAGGAACCAGGACTCTTAGCTGCGAAGATGTAGTTTGCAATATCATCAGCATAATTTGCTTCATAATCATCAAAATTCTTGATTTTGAGATTTGGTTCTCCAGCAGTTGAAACTCCAGCAGAGTTTCTGATTGCGTTAGCGTTTACTAGGTTAGCGCCATCAGTTCTTGCTACCTTTAGAACGCCACCATATGAAAGGAAAGAAGATGCACTCATCCAATACTCATACTGAGCATCTGTGGAAAGTGGCTTTCCAAAAACGTCGATTAATTCGTTTTCTGTAGTGATGTCAATTGGGTCATCTACGGGGCCAATTGCAAAAGGTCCAGCAATCGCACCGATATTATCTAATACATTATCAGCTCTTCCTACTGTTAAATCAACCTCCCTGACTAATACTCCAGGAGATAATTGAGGAGTCGCCATGTTTTTCTCCGTAAATCTCAGATTAACTGGAAATATTTATTAAAAAGAGTATTTCCAGTGGGGAAATGAGACGTGAATATCTACCAATCAGGATAAACCCAGTCAATCAGTGATGATGGATACTTTTTCTTGGAATTATTGACTCTATTTATTGTACATTCTTTACATTCATATGAATAAGAAGATGCAACTGGTCCACGGTCTTTACGTGTCCTATAAAATCCGTCTATTAAATTTTTTGTTTCTTCACATGCTCTACATTTTCTGTCAGTAAGGAGTAAATGTCCTAACTTTATTTGCTTATCTAAATCCATTACATGTATTCCCACATATACGAACGATCACCATATTCGTCAACATACCATCTATCACCATTATCATCAATAAAACTGCTTTCATCCAATCCATCAGATATAAATCCGAACGGAGACATATCTTGTTCTATTTGATTTTTTTGTTCCTCATAAAGACGTTTTCTTACGTCTTGGTCTGTAAGTTCTTTGAAATAATCTTGAGCAACTAACCACGCATATATTACCAAACACATTGCCAAATCATCATTGCACCCTTCTTCAGCTTCAAATGAGTTGTGTTTTTGGATAAACGTAGTTAGTTCCGAAATAATTTCATAATCATTTAAATATAACTTGTCCTCCTCAATCATAGTCTTTAAATTAAGACACCCAACTTTTTTTACTGTTTTGGACATCTTAACGCCAAGTTGAGTTTTCTTTCCAGAAAATCCCTGACCAACTATTTGCCCCGCTCTTCCTCTCATAGAGCACATGAGGAGGTTAGTATATTCTAAATCATACTGAAGAATACTAGCGACTTGATCGCCAACATCATTTACCTCACACAAAATATACGCATTATTATATGCTGTTGCTGCTTCATGAATTATGCTTGGAAAAAGCATAGGTTTTATTTCATTATTTCTATATTTTGCAACTACCCTATGCGGAAATTGTGTTATATCAACAATAGCAAATGCAGAATAATCATTCCCAACACCTCTAGCAACGTCTACCGTTATTAAATAATCATGATTTTCTTCGGGATCAACATAAACATCTAAACCAGCACTACGTGTTTTTGGATGATCATATACAAGGTTTCTTAGTTTACTTGGTGCAATAAGAGTATCAACAGAACCTAGAAATTCGCACTCAAATTCTACCTTAAATTGTTGATCCGAAGTGTTAGCAATTGTCTGCTTTTTCCACTCCTCATCTCTTCCAGGAACCTCGCTCCAGTGAACATCAGTAAAAATATATTCATTCTTACCCTTTTCTGCGTCATGCCACATTCGGTAGAAGTGATTCATACCATGCGGCGTTGAAACTATGATAACTTTAGTTTGTTTACCTGAAGTAATTGTTGGATATACTGATGCGAAGAAAGAGTCTGCAATGTGGTTTGGAACGAAAGCAAATTCGTCCAAAAATAGAATGTTAAATGACATTCCTCGAACAGCAGATGCTGATGTGGATGCTGCTAAAATCTTAGATCCATTTTCTAATTCAAGTGAACCTTTATTCCAAGAAATAATACCCTGCTGCATCCATTTTGGAAGATTTTCATAGGCAGTCTGTAATCTATCCAAAAGTTCTCTTGCAGTTGCTGCTTTGTTTGCAAGAATACCAATGTTTACGTTATCGTTGAAAACTGCATAGTGTAATAAGAAAGAAACTACCGTAGTGGATTTACCAGTCTGGCGAGGCATCTTACAGATATTAAATCTGTTTTCATGGAATCTTCTTACCAGTTTCTCCTGAAATGGATACATCTGAAAAGACTGTAATCCATGGTCTAGAGTTACAATCTTTACATAATTTTTAGCAAAATAAACCGGATCATCTTTACACTTAACAAATTCTAAGATTTGTTCTTGCGTAAATTCGATAGGAGTATTTGCCTTCTTGAGAAGGGGATTACCTAAGTATACATCATTGCTCATAATAAAAACCTAACTATTAATTACAATTCCATCTACGAAGTGCTTTGTTGATATTGCTATCTGGA